CAGTCGGCGTCGTGATTGGAGAGGCGGCGACTCAGCAGTTCGCGCCGATCTTGACGGGACCGCAGCGTCACCAGATCGAACGCATGGTGGTCGAGTTGTACAACCGCACAACCAACGACGGCATGCCGGCAATCTTCGACGGCATGATCAAAGACATCAAGCGACTCGACCCGATGCCGCGCGAAATGGATTGGAAGGTATCCGGTGAGATTGTCCGAGACCGGATCTTACGGACATTCGGAATCAGCCTGCTCTTGCTTGGAGACACGCAAGGCGGAAACCGCGCCCAAGCCGTCATGGCAGAAGAGAACGCGGCGGCGAACGTCTTCAACCCGCTTGCGGACACGTTCACCGAGACGGCGTGCGAATGGCTGGCACCGATGTTTGAACCGGAAAATACGACGGGCAGAATCTGGGTTTGGGTCAACCCGTTCAAAGCGCATGACGAAGAGATGACCCAGCGCGAATGGGACACCGCCCGCAAGAACAGCGACGTTGACCGCAACGAGTTTCGGGCTGAGCGTCTGGGCTTGCCACCGCTTGAAGACCAAGTTCAGAAGTCCGCGTTGGTCGAGACCGTCGGCGGTGTACAAGGTGCAATCGCCGTTATCCAAGCCGTAGGTCAAGGCGGCGTGGAACCGGAGCAGGCGCAGACGATCTTCCAGCAATTTTTCGGGCTCGACGCGAATGTCTCCAAGCAGTTGGCAGGCGAGAAGAAACCGCAGCCGCCCGCGCCGGGACCGGGGGCACCAGGACAGCCGCCGTTCGGAGCGCCGGCAACGGCACCAGCGCCGGCAGAGAAGCCAGCGGCAACCGAAGAGCAACCCGCCGTCGAAGATCCGGAAACGGCCGCACCCGGCAAGAGCGTCAAGTACAGCGACGATCAGCCGAGAGACGAGGCGGGGCGATTTGGAGAAGGCAGCGGCGGAAGCGAGTCTGTGGGCGAACCCGCAAAGCGTCCCGCCGAAGCCCGTGGTGAAGCCGTGTCTGCAAGAGTAGAAGGCAGCGGCAAAAACAAGAAGGTGCTCCTGGAAGACGGCAGCGATGCACCTGACCATATCCAGCAAGCCGGCATCCCGCCCGCGTGGAAAGACGTGAAGGTGTACACCGACCCTGAATCCGAAGTCTGGGTGGAAGCCAAACACACGACGCAACGCGGCATCGAATCCACGAAAAAAATCTACAACCCAACCTATGAAGCTGAGCAACAGGCCGCCAAGCACGTCCGCATCGAACAGATGATGAAGGAAGATTCAAATATCAAAGGCCAGATCGAGGAAGGGTTGAAGAATCCGGAGACACAAGAGGAAGCCGCCGTTGCCTTACTCATGGACAAGCAAGCCACACGTCCAGGCAGTGAGAAGGACACCAAGGGGCTCGCCAAGTATTACGACAAGCCCGTCAAGCCGAGCAACGTCATCGTGACTCCATCGACGAAGAAAGGCGGAAGTCCCAAGGTGGAACTGAAAGTCGGCAAGGACAAAATCCACATCCGAGATGAAGGCACGGCAAACGAACTAATCAAACGCAAGGAAGCCGGTGAAGGTCTGGAAGACACGACCTACTGGCTGAAGTCACACGGTGCAACGACGCTAGAAGCCCGGCACGTTGTCGAAGAAGACGACGGAGTGCATTTGAAATTCGTTGGCAAGGAAGGCGTTTTCCATGACCACCGCGTAGAGGACGAAGAGCTTGCCGGCATTCTCCGAGAGCGAGCCAAGACGGCAGACGAACGCGACGGAAAGTTGTTCGACACTGACGACGGCAAGGTACAAGATTACGTCAAGAGCCTCGATACTGGACGGTTCACGCCGAAAGATTTTCGGACGAAGCGAGCCACGGAACTGGCTCTGGACGCGGTGAAGCAATACGCCGGCAAGCAGCCGAGCGACAGCAAAGAGCGGCAGAAATGGATCATGGAAGTTTCTGGCAAAGCGGCTGGTGTTCTCGGCAACCAACCGCAGCAGTGTTTCGAGACGTACATCAACCCGCACGTCTGGGACATGATTCCCAAGGCCGCAGCGTGAAAGGCGCAAGGTGACCCATGAAAGTCTTTGGAACAGAAGCGGAATACTTCCTCGGTTCGACAGAGCGAGAAGATATGGACATCGAGATCGCGCAGGACAAGGCAGCGACATTCGATGAAGATCAGGACGAAGATCCTGCAACCACGAAAGAAGAAATCGATTATATCTACGCTATCACGGGAATGGACCCGTCGGCGTGGGGTGAAGGTGACGACACGTCGCCGGTTGTCGTGACTGGTGGAGACGAACCCGACAGCGGCAAGGGCATCGAATCCGGCGACATCGAAACGCCAGAAGGCATCCCACCGATGCTGAGCAGGAAGGCAATCGAGAAGGCCCATGTTGCGCGAGTCTCAAAAAGAGAAGAGGAGGCTAGCCGTGACCTGGCTCGATTTTTTCAAGGCTTTGTCAAAAATTTATCCGAACGGGTAGCCAAGAGCGGCTTCAAGCCAGACCCGTCGAAGGACGCCCGCAAGCAAGCAGAAGCGATCCTAAAGAAAGCCTTCGACCCGAAAGAGCACCTGAAGGGTTTGGTACGCGCCATTGCTCCGCACCTGGCAGCGTCATTCTGTGTCGGGGCCGGCGCGGAACTGGAACTGACCAAGCAGGCAGCGATACGAAAGAAAGCCCGCGGGTGGGACGGGACGAAGTACAGTGAAGACCAGCCGCGCGATGAAGCCGGGCGGTTTGGAAGTGGCGGCGGGGCTGGTGAATCAACTGGCAGCGAGTCAAGCGAGCCAGCATCGCAAGCCAAGCCGCTTGGAGAGGCGTCCGCATCCCGCGCAGAAGACCCGGCCGGATTCAGGCGGTCGCTTGCGTCGGCGGTTGAAACGGTGACTGGACGCGCGGCAGCAAGCCTACCAGATAGCGGCAAGATCACCGAGGTTCAAATGCTACCAGGTCTGGCATTGGGTGAAGCAAACCTAACAACCGGCGAACTGACGATCACGAAGTACACCGCAGAGGAAGCTGATCGGTTTGCCAAAGGTGAACGGGACGAAACTGCAACGCGCGGAATGCACGTCATTGTCCACGAAGCAACGCACCTAGCGGGACCGCTTACCGAGCAAGCACGGACGATGCAGAATCAAACTATCGAGGAAGTAACAACAGAGATCGTAGCCCGCAAGGTCATGGCAGACGAGTTCGGCGTGAAAGGCAAATTGATTCCTGCTGGCAAGAGCCACAAGTTCGGCGCGTACCAGCACGTCATCAAAGCGTTGGTTGACAAGCACGCCGAAACCAAGGGCATCGAAAAAGACAAAGCCGCAGACGAACTGGTCAAGGCATCTATCGCGTTTCGCGGTCGCAAGGAAACGATTTCTGATTATCGAACCGGGCTATTCGCGTTTCTCAAAGACCTTGGCTATGATGAAGGCGACCGATCCGGTATTGCAGTGTTGCAAGCGGCGCACGATAAATTTCACGGCAGATAACGAAAGGGGCTTTGCATGTTCAGCCAATTGGACCTAATGCCGTTCGCCGGGCATCGCGACTTCCCGTCTTGCGTGCGCACGTTGCGTGAAGGCGGCAAGACTGAAGACGAGGCAATGGAAGAATGTGAACGATTGCGAGACGAGGAGATTTCCAAGGATGACTCCGCAGCAAGTCCTACTGAACCGCTACCGTCCTAACCTGAAACCCAAGTCGCTGTACCCGGCATTCCACGGCGCAGCGGCGGACCTGGCAAACGCCACGGGCAAGGGCTACGCTGATTGCGTTGGTGAAGTATTTTCCTTGCTTGCACGGTTCGCAGATTGCAAGGTTCACTCCGACGCGCTAGGCGTGCGGCTACGGGCGATGCACGAAGACGGGACGCTGCTTGAAAAACTCGCGAAGGTTTGCACATAGCAACCGATCAACCTTCTATTTTGTAATGTTGCTCCTATTGCGACGTGAACGGAAGGCTTACAGAGGCTTGCGGCGTGGCAACGAGCAAGCCCGCAGAAGAAGGCAATTATTCGCGCTGACAGGCGCAATGGAACGTGCTACGATGGCAGACACGCCAACAACGAGGCTTCACGACACAACGGCTGTCCCCGGTCGTAAAGCCGAAAGGTGGGGTGCGGAGTCGGCCGACGCATTGTATCGCCGACGGTGACGTCCTTTCGTGTTGGAGGGGTGCCGGGCGCTGGAGCAATCCGGCGCCCGGCTTCTGAATTGGAGGCTGGTGACATGAGACGCTTGATTCTGACGGTCTTCTTGGCAATGCGTTACGCGGACATCTCGAACTGCTGGCGTCTGGCAGGAATCGGTCTTGCCTGGAAGCAACGGGCTCGCACGCGCACAGCCGCGCGATAGGGCGAATCAATCATGGCAGCCATCGCAGCAAGACGGTTTTCCAAGCCGAACGCGCCGGACATCAACGTGGTTGCGATCGTCAAGGCGAAGACGACGCCGCATGAGTATTTCATCTTTCTGTACGACGATGCCAACAGAACCGAAGTCTTGCGGCAAGCGGGACGGTGGGCTGCGAATCCAGAGTTGAGCTTCAGTTGGTACGACGCGGCGGTGGCATCGCAGAAAATCAGGGGCGAAGAGAAGGGGGCGTAACCAATGGCATCGAGCGCGACGGAATACCTGCTGGAACTCCTTGAAGAAGGCGGCGACGATGCAATGGACTTCTGGGCGACCGTCAGCGAGATTGCGGGTGCAACCATTACGGCGTTCTCGACGGAGGTTCCAGAGTGGTTGAAGGCAGCCGCGCGCGAACAGCTTTCCGAAGTGTTCCAGTACGATTACTGGCTCAACGTTGGCGAGACGACCCGCGAAGCCGTTCGCGCCACAATCGAACGAGGCATCAACGACGGGCTGTCAATCCGCGAAGTGGCAGACCTGATTCAAGAAGAACGCGGGGAAGGCTACGCACGATACCGGGCTGTCAACACGGCAAGGACCGAGACAAACAACGCTCTGAACCGCGGCGCATCTTCCGCAATCGAAACTCTAGAGCAAGAGACGGGTCTCGAAATGCAGAAGGAGTGGATGAGCCAGTATTCAACAACGACACGCCCAAACCACGCTGCAATGGACGGTCAAGTAAGCGTTGGGCCGAACAAGCTCTTTGCGTTCATCGCGCAGGATGGCAACACGTACAACATTCCGGAACCGGGAGATCCATCGCTACCACCAGAGGACCGTTGCCAGTGCGGTTGCGGAGTGCTTTCTAGCTTCGTCGGTGAAGAGGTGGACCGCTCAGACTTGGACGCCGTGAGAGAAGAACTGCTTGCCACCGACTCGCCTACGTTGATTGGCATGGAGCGCTCCCACCATCGCCACGGCACGAAGTACAGCGAGGATCAACCGCGGGACGAAGCCGGGCGGTTTGGGAGCGGCGGCGGTAGCGAAGCCGCAGCCGGTTCATCCGCGAAGCCAAAGGAATGGGACCAAAAGGAACTTGCTCCGGAAGGGCTGACCGGCAAGGCTGCATTGGATTGGTTCGTTGAACAAGACCCGGTTCGCGGCGCACGGCTGAAGGCAATCGTCGATGTAGAAAAACGAATCATCGGTGTAGACTGGGGCACGAACAGTTGGTCGCAACGTCCAGTCAAGGGAGAGGATGCGCTGAGAACCGGCGCGGCATGGGCGCACCAAGACGAGAAAGGCTATACCGACCTGTACTTCGACAAGGACTATCGCCCATCGAGCCTTGCCCGTGAAATCGACGGCGACCTAGCATCATTCGAGAAAGGACCGTTGGCAGGATGGCTCCCGGATGACTACCAGTACGTCAACCCGGCAGCAAAGGAAGAGAACATCAAAGAGGCGGCTTCACGTCGCATCGGCGGAGAGGACTGGGGACAAATCATCACCAGACAAATCCGCAGAATGGAAGACGGCGCGCCGATGGAAAAGGCATGGGCGTCTGGAGATCAATCGCTAAATCAACGCGCCGGTACGACGTTCTATCATCCAGCTACCGACCTTGGGTATTCCAAGATTCTAAGGGATGCCGTCAAGGATGCTCCAGACACAACAATCCAAGAGACATGGAGAGGCGACCGACACGTTCCGAAAGACCTGGCAACCGGCGACACGGTTCATATCGGAATCGGATCGTTCAGTAAAAGCGAACGCATCGCAGAAAACTTTGCACGCGGCGGCGGTGACGTGTTGGTGCTTCCAAAGGGCGAGCGTGTCTATGATTCTTCAAGTAGGGTAGGACAGGTTCGCGGAGAAGATGAAATCATGGTTTCCGGCAAGTACGAAGTAGAATCGATCGAAACGCGGGATGACGGTTCACGGCGAATCAAGCTGTCAACACGCAAATCGAAATCAAGTAGTCGGGTTATTCGCCTTGACCCTTCTACCACTGATATGAGCGACGAATTCCCGTTTGCGTTGTGGATGGAATCCACAGAGCAGGAATCACCAACCGAAGAGGCATAGCCCAATGGTCGCGAACAACCGCCTCGACAACACGGACAGCGGCGCAGAATCCGACGAAGCCGAGATCCGCCGCCTCGTGCGCAAGCTCCAGAAGACGCTCCTGCGCAAAGCCACGGCG